GCGTTGCTAGTCTTGACTATTGTGTTTCTGACCGCGCAGGGAGGTTAGAGCGTGGCGAATACTTTGACCGAGATAGTCCAAAACCTCCACCTCATCGGAACTGACATGGACCGGGGCATTCAAACACTTGTTCGGTTAGGTTTGTTTGTTTTCTTCGCTATCGAGGCCTCTTGGGGCATCCTCGTGCCTATGCGAGTGGTTTGTTTCCTCTTGCTTCGTTGCATCGTTTGTGTGCTGCTGCTAGAGGGGATGCGCTACCCATCTCGGGGTATAGGTGATCTGCGTGTATCACATCGTTTGGTTCGAATGGTTTGTTGCAGAGATGACAAACTGTTGCGGTGGCCCGTATGTGCCTAGCCTTCTTGGCGTAATCTCCCCCGTATAGGAAGGCCTTTTTCCTTCTTACTGCCGGGGTGTCTTTGCGTGGTGGGGTGTTGGCCCGTCTTTTCTCATCCCGTGCAGCTTGACAAGTGTCGCAGTAATCCCTATCGGCTTTGAATAGGGTTCGGCAGTTAGCGCATGGTTTAGGAAAGCGTGGCATTACTTGTCTTCCTTTATCTCGTGACTAGCCCAGAAGGATAAGCATGAACCACAGAACGATGGTGGTTGAGTCTTTAGTTTGGTGATAGATACGAAGACTAGCGTGTGACCGTTAGGGCAGGTGAGTGTGTGTCTACTTGTCTGTGACATAGAAGCCGGAGCCTTTGAACGATACACCTGTTAGCCCGTACTGTTTGAGCATAGGTTTAGCGCACTCGATACAGATTGGTTGCTGTTCGGGTTGAGTGATAGGGCGTGTGATGCTTACTCGTTGGTCGCAGTCTTTGCATTCGTAGAGGTAGGTAGGCATTTAGAATAGGGTTTCTTTCTCTTCTTTTTGTTCAGCTTGCTCTTCGGCCCACTTGAGTCTGCCCTCAATGATTGGCAAGTATTCTTCGGTTAGTTCGATGCCGATGAATTGGAAGCCGTTGAGTAGTGCGGCCTTGCCTGTGGATCCTGAGCCTGTGAATGGGTCTAGAACTGTGCCGTTTGGTGGTGTCACCAGTTTGATTAGGTATTCCATTAGGGCTGTTGGTTTGACTGTTGGGTGGAAGTTTCTACCTGGTTGAACACCTTTCTCAGCGAATGAACCCATACCTGTTTCGGTGCGGTCATCTGGTCGCTTTACCTCAAGGTGGTCTAGCCCTTCATTACGGTCTTTTTTACTAGCCTTTGCTACATAAAAGAATCGAGAAGCACCACCTGAATCACCATACTCACCATTTTCTTGACCTGCCTTTATACCCATCCCATTGCCATAAGCATTGGAGTTAAAACCATCGGCAGTTCTAATTCCAGGCTTACCAGACTTACTTATCCCACTCTGTTCATCTAGTAGTTCAGCGGTATAAGGGTCAAGGATAATGTTTGCAGGCCAACGACCATCGGAGTTCTGTTCCCACCCACCGGAGCCATCTCCACCTGATTGAGTGTCCTGAGTGCCGAAGGTTGCTGTTCTGTTTCCTGCTGAGGAGTTATCTCCTTCTGCTCTGCCTATGCGACTTCCATCAATGTTCAATCCACCTGTTCCAAACTTCAACACATTAGCGGCAACAGTTTTTTCTGATAAAGGCTTGCGAGCTACAACAACAGGTTCAAAGGCTGGCTTTAGTGCTGTTCCCCAACCATTCCATTGCTGGGCCTGATCAGTAGATGCCGTAAATTCTTTACGATCATAAATACGAGTTTCACCTAAAATACCGTTGTTTTTTCCAACTAACTGATAACTAGCCCCGTCACCGTCTTGCTCAGTTCTTCGTAAAGCGGTCGAGTGAGAAGAACCATTTAAAAGAGTTGATTCAATCGCCTTACTTATGTTCATTGACTTAGGGAACCCTGACCCATACAACCAAGCGATACTGTCACGCATTTCAAAGCCAGCATCCTCAATCGCCACAGCAAGTCTGTGCCATGTCCTAGATCCGCCAAAAGCAAGCAAATGGCCTCCTGGCTTTAGCACTCGCATACACTCAGTCCATAGTTCAACTGAGTAAGCAATCCCCGAACTATCCCACTTCTTACCCATAAAACCCAACTCATAAGGTGGATCAGTAACAATACTGTCTACCGAGTTATCTGGCAGGGTTGGTAAAACATCTAGGTTTGAGCCGTGATACACAACAGCATTATCTACAACAATCATTTTTCCCTTTTCTTTTACTTACAGTTTTAGCACAGTTCCTGTGAAGTGTCTATTTTTGACAAGTTCGAAGCAAGTAATACCAGTGTTCGAATCTGAACCGGAAGTCAACCGGAACCAGTCCGATCCGTTATCGCTTGTTGAAGCCTGAACCCAGAACCGGCTACCACCGTTATGAGCCTGACCAAGTTCCTCAACACGCAAATGATGAAAATGACCGCTAATAAAAGTGGTGAAGTTTGAACACGGACCTTGACCGAACGCTTGCTTCTCCAACCATTGCTGAACCGAATTAGGTCGTTTCGCTTGGTGGCCGTGAGCCACAGCAAGAATGTGAAAGTTGTCCCCAAACACATCAAACGCCAGCGACTCATCATACGGTTGAGGAATTAGGAAGGTAACATCTAGCCCAACTTCTGTCGCTAATCGGCGTAGCTGCTGAAGAATAACAATGCCCCAATCATCAACACCTGGTTTGCCAACTGTTTGCCCACCGAACCGGAACTGGCAGTGGTTGGAACCTACTGAAGTGTATGTTACTGGTGCGTATTTGTGAGCCAATTTGATTAGGTCCCACATTAGAGCTGCCGCTAAATCCGTTTGTTGCATCGGAGATAAATCGTTGGATTGGAGTTGAGCCATTGACGCTGCGTTGGAAACTGATTCGATAATGTCCCCTGCGTCAACAATAATGATTTTTGACGGTTTACGGGTTTTCAGTTCTTGTTCGATTCGTGCATAGGATTCGAATACACGAGCGATTAGGTCTTGTGTGTTGCCTCTTGAAGCGACTTTACCTATTTGGTAGTCGGCAGGAACAATAACAAAGGCTTTGTCTGAGTCTGGTGTGCGTACAGTTTTACCTGTGGCTTTTTTGGCCTGTGCGTACAAGGTTGGTAAATCAACCAGGGGATTAGTGCGTTTACGGAACCGGAACCTATAAGCAGTCAACCATTGTGGGTCTAGTGGGAATGGTCGGGCTACTTGCCACCGTGAAGTGCGTGGTTCGCCAACGATTTCGATTGTTTCAGGGTCAAACCCTGCTTCGATAAGGAACTGGTCAAAGTCTGGTTTCTCATCAGGTAGGAAACCTTGTGTTGTGGCTTCGCCTTCTGTGCCGTCAAACTCAACCGCCGGCCGCCACTCTTTAGGGACAGTGACCTTTGGTGTTGGTTCTAAACCTTCCAGCATTTACACGCCTTATTACGGTGATTGCTGATAGGTGTTTCGCTTACTAACACGCCTCGTTTGTTTAACTCACGAGCAAGAGTTTTAATCGCCCACGCTTCATCCATTACCATTTGTAACAGTTTCTTACCGTCTGATTCACTCAGTTCAGCTGCTACTGTTGCCACCTTACAACTTCTTGCTTTTGCAGGAGGTGTCATGTTGTCAAACAAACTCATAATCTTTAGCCTACTGTCAAATCGTTGTCGAAACCGTCAAGGAGTGCTTCGCATAGGTCGTGTGTTGCTTCGTATGGGCCTAGTGATTGGTTTTCTTCTTCTAGCATTGCGATCAGGTGGTAACGGATTGCTTCGAAGTCTGGTGACCAGTTGAGTGGTGCTTCTAGGAGTTCGATTGCTTCTTGGATGATTGTTCGGCTCATTGTGTGTCCTTTTGTTGTGCTCTTTGTTGGGCTTTGTAGTGTTTGACGCATAGGAGTCGTGCTTGGGCCGGTTGTTCGCATTTTGTGCAACTGTGGCCTTTTACGGGGTTGTATTGGCGTAGTTCTTTGGGTGGTTGGGTTCTGCGCCATTGTTGGTAGTGGGTGGTGCATAGTTTGCGTGCTGAGTTTGGTTTTTGGCATCCTCGTTTGGAGCATTTGCGTTTAGTCATTGTTCTCTCCCTCCAGATAAAGGCGAAAAGCCTCTTTCCTAATCTTGCCTAACTCAACGGCAGTTTTGCGAGTGGTTTCCATTAGGTGTCCGGCGCACGCTTTCCAGCCCTCTCGGTAAGCACGCTGTTTAGAGACGGCAGCTTCTGGATTGTTCTTCAACTCGGCAACCTTAGCCTCTAACTCAGCAATTCGTGCATTGCGTTTAGTCAGCGTGGCTTGTAAGCCTTCGATGTGGATTTGAAGTGCTTCGATGTCGCTCACTTGTTCTCTCCCTTGATAAGAGCGATAAGCAATGCTCCGTCTGTTTCAATAGAATCACAGTATTTATCGCATTGACATTTTTGACTTTCTATCAGTTTGATAATGCGTTCTTGCTCTCGCAAAGCCCCCATGTATTCACCGTGAGCAAAGGCCCTCCTGACATCAAAATCACTAGAAGCCTCACCCACCTGCCAACCGTTTTCTAATCCCTTAGTCATTAGATTTCTCCGTTTGTTGCCCAAGCTGCAAAAACTTCAGGAAACTCAACCTGAACAAGGTCCCGAACCGCCTTAGCGTACTCAACAATCTCAAACTGCGCATCATGTGCCAAACGCTGTTCCAAAAAGGTCAAAACACCCTGTAGAGAAACAGTCCAACGCCAACGCACATACATACCGTAAGCAGGTAGGAACAAACGAGCCTGTTCAGGAGCAATACCGTCTTCTAAAGCACCCTGATACCAGGATTCACCCCTAGAAATCACATACTGTAATGCTGCCGTGTAATCAGCTGCAACTGCATCATCAACCGGAGCACCAGAACCCTGCTTACTGTTCTCAGGCTTAGAACGCCACACAGTAGGAACATAAAACTCCTCAGCCTCAGTAATGTACCTACGGCTCGATTCGTTCCACCCATTCTGATCATCAACATGAGTAGAAGAAACCGCATACTTCCACCACTGACGGGCCACAAACAACGGAGCATAAACCTCAAAAGTCAACGCTGCGTGACGGAACGGACTAGTGTGCCCCTCACGAATCAAAAACATCAACAGTTTGAAATCCTTAGCCGAAAACTCAGACGCTTCCTTGTCATAAGAAACACGAGCTGCGTTCACAACACTCAAATCCGAACCTAGTTTGTCAACCAGGCGAACATAACCCTTATCCAAAACTTCAATCTGATTCACTTTTTAACTCCTTCAATTTTCAATTCCTTCTTCACCCAATCCCAAAACAAATCTGGGTCTATCCGTTCAGGTGTCTTACCGATCTTCTCGCCCTTATTGCGCCGTCTACGAACCGCTATCTCCTGCTCCTTCAAACCAGGGACCTCAGCCCAACGAACCTCACGCCAATGAGAGAAACACAACCCACGAGCCTTCACAACCCTGTGGCACTTACTGCAACTCATCTTCCAACCTCCCAATAAGAATGTGGTCCCGAACCTGACGCAACAACACAATGTACCCACCAGGCATTTCCTCATGGATCAAAGATTCAACCTCAGCTGCGATTTTGTGTCGTTCTTCTTCAGCACCAGTGTTCATAGCCTCACGCAAAGCATTTAGCAAAGACTCGGCAGAAATTTCAATCAAGTTATTTTCCGGCAAGTTCTTCAGCCTCCAACTTCGCCAACAACCCTTTGATTGCTACGGTTGGTTTCTTCATAGTTTTCAACACGGCAATGGTTTCTCTGCGAATCTCGGCACGACCACGCCATTCAGCCATAGAACGCACATCGTTCCATTCAGCAGACATTGCTTCATAAATTGGTGAACCCATTAGTTCTCTCCCTTGATAAGTTCGGCATAGTCAATGCTCATAGGCTTTGGTTTTTCACAGTAATCATCGTGAAAGGTTTTCATTGCTTCAAAATTGTGTTGTAAATGTTCCCACGAAATGTTTAGACCACACAAGGCACAAGTTAGGTAGTCTTTCACTTGTTCTCTCCCTTGATAAGAGCGATAACTGAACTAAAAGGATCATCATAATCCCAGCCGTTTGGATAGGTTGCAATGCTTTCTAGCAGTTTGATAATTCGTTCTTGCTCTCGCTGTCTGCTTTTTTCTTCTGTGGCATCAACTATCAGGTCATAACCGCAGTCAATACACACATAATCAAGAGTGCGCTTTTCGTGGTTGCAGTCGCTCATTAGAACTCTCCCTCAGCTGCTTTACGCACCAACAAAAACCCACGAACACCAGAACCACGCAACGAAGCGATCAACGCAGACGCAGACTTAGCGTGAACAAAACGAACAACCTTGTCATTCTCGACCCGAAAAATCATTTACTTACCAACCTGAGTTTCAAGATCAACAGCCGGAATAATCACATCAGGCTTAAACACAACACGGTAGTTGTAAGTGCTGACAGAAGAACCCTCCAACTGTTCAACAAAGTACGAAACATTGTCGCTCAAACCCAAAAAGTGCTTCTTAAAAGTAGTCGGGCCAGTCTTACAAGTAACCTCTAAAGAACCACCCAAAGCAGACTCAGAAGACTCAACAGAACAACGACCCTGAACCTCCAACAAATACTTGTCAGTGATCCCATTGAAGAACACAATACGGCGTTCAATCTCAAACATTTCAGCAGACTTAGACAAGTTCTCCGAAGCCACATCAGCATCAGTAGCACACGCTGACAAACTAACAGCAACCAGGACACCAGTTGCAATAACACCAATCTTTTTCATTCTCATTTTCCCTTACTTAGCCTTCCAAACAATCGCTTTACGACCAAAAGAAGTCTTAGACAAACCAGCCTCAACCACCAAACCCTGAACAGCCAACTCATGACGGCGAGAACGCACACCAGACTCAGAAGCCATAGGAGCACGACCAGCCCAAGACAAATTACGATACGCCGCCACCAACTCCTCATCAGTCTTAGCGACCTTCAACAAACCAACAATGGCCTTCTGAGTTTCAGTCAGATTCTTCACAGACTCAGCTGCTTCATGAGAAGTGCTTGGGTCATTTTTTCTAGCAAATGGCATTTTGTTTCTCCCTTCGTTGCCATAGAACAAGTATGACAAAAAGAAAACCCCCTGTCAAATTTCGACAAGGGGTGTTTCTCTAACGAATCTATAACGCCTCAACAGCAATAAAACAACCAGGCTTCGGATAAGACGCAGGATCAGAACTAGTCCACAACTTCTCAACAGAAGCCTTCACCACCAACGCATCATCAACCCACACACCAGCTGCCGTCAACGCATCCTCAGTAGAACGCATCAACTTCGACAAATCAGGTGTACCAGCCGGATAACGCCCCCACTTAGTGCTCTTAGGTCGCTCAATGAAAAAAGTAATGTTCAACCGAACCGGACCATCAAACGGCTGAAAAAACCCATCCTCAGCCTTCACCAAAGTGGCCGCCAAAACAACAGCATCACGCCAAGGTTTCAAATACTTCGAACTCTCACGAAACCCACCATACTTAGTCGGTGTCTTCGACCCCTGTGGAGCAGGTCGACCCTCAACATGACACTGAAACAATCTACGCTCAGTCAAAATGAGAATCCACCCAATCAGCCAACACAGCAATCAACCACACGACCAACAAAGTAGCTGCGCCAAAAGCCAAAGCCTCAAACATTAGAACGGCTCATCACCAGCAGCATACGGAGTCGAAGCGAACGAAGCAGGAGCAACACTGTTCTGAACAGCAGGAGTACCAGACTCAATACCCTCTTTATACTTCGCATTGTTAATGTTCAACTTCGCAGAACGACCAGGCTTACCAGACTGATCCAACTTAGGCGAACCATCCTCATTCACCCAATCCTCAACAACAACAGACAACAAACCACTAAAAGTGCCAACCTGCCCAATGTAAAAACTCTGAGGCAACTCAAACCAAGCCGAATACTTCTTAGACAACGGCTTCCCATCACGAGAAGTGTAATACTCCGTGACCTCAGCACCCTTACCCTCAAAAAAAGTACGAGTAACAGTGCCCTCAACATAAACAGTAGCCAAAACAAAATCCCTTCAAAAAATAAAAGCCCCTCAAAAAAAGAGGTACTTACACACTATCCAAACCAACGCCAATAATCAAATGCTCCCCATTCACACAATCCCTATGCCCACACGATCGTTGACCAGGCATAAACAACACACCATTCAACAACGGCTCATCATTCTCAGTGAAATCACCATGCCAAGGAACACAACGCTCAACACCATACTGAATCGACTTCACAGGCTTCATACGACACGACACACACAACAAATCACGCCGACCACGCTTCGCCGGAGAAACAACCCACTTCACACCACAACGAAAACAAACAACCAAATTCAGTTCATCCACAACCTCAACCATAGCCCAAACCAGTCGGCAAGGTTCGGAGGAAAGAGAGAAAGGGCCAAATCAGCACCAATCTCTCAACCAGTCGTATAAGGACATCGGTCATCGAAATGGGTCATTACCTCACGGTACGACAAATCTACGCCTGTTATACAAGGCCACAACGGTGACTAGGTAGATGCTGAATAGCCACGCCTGTATAACTCTTTCACTCTTTATAGAGTGGTGGTCTTTCCCAACTGTCAACACCGAGCTTATCTTTCGGCATAACAAAACAGACACCCTCTAACGGCCTGAATCACCGCTGATTAGGCGAGTGCAAGTTGACTTAATGTCAGGCTAACGGGTCGACCCTCTGACAGTGTGAAATTTACTTTAGTAGACAGAACTGAATTTGTCTAGTCGTTGCCACAAAGATTTTTCGTGTCTTTTGAAAAACTGACAGCAGAACGCTCAAAAAAATCATCCAAATAGAACCACTGGCCCTCTAACGGATACCAAACAGGTTCAATCTCAGGGTCCTGCCAACGCTCTAACTTCCAGCCATACTTCTTCGCATAAGCTGCTGTGGCTGCGTCAGACTCCATACGGCCATTCAAATCAGCGCACAAAACAATCACATTAGACGGCTTATCCAGGCTTTTACTGCCACCCATACCACGCCCTGCACGGTGCTGAGGCACAGCCGTGGCCACACTGCCACAATGAATACAAGCCCCACCATCACGGCGTAAATACTTAGAGAACTGTTTAGGGGTCAACGCAGTACCTTCATTTCGGTTTCAACCTGTCTAGCAATAGTCTGAGTGCTCATCTGAGCCAACTCCAACTGCTTCAACTTTAACTTGATCCGGTTGTATTCAGCCTTAGCCAAATCAGCCTCTAAACGCTTATCAGAAGCCTTCAACTTACTAATCGCAGTACGCTCAGTGGCCAGTTTTGCTTCAGTGTTCAAAAAAGCCAAGTTCACTTCACGCTCATAAGCGTTCTCAGCGTGCGCCAGTTTCACCTCAGCCTCATACAAAGCCCTCACACCAATAGCTGCGTCATTCTGAATCTGTTGAAGTTCCTGAATGATCTGACTCGGAGTGTAATTGCTCATTCTTCAGCCTCTCAATTTTTGTTTGTATGTCAACCAAAATAACCCCTGCCGTAACAGGGTTCCTGCCAGTAAGGGGGTTGCCCAATTCCTCAAGCAACCCCCTTAGTTCGACAATGTTAGCCAACAGGATTTGTTGACTGGCGAAGTCCACTGCCCAATTCCTTGATCTTGGCTAGAACCTCAGCCGGTGCGTTATTGCGTTCAGCGTCAGCATACAAATTTAACAAACCAGGTAGGTCCTGTTTCCAAGAGAAGTCCTCAGCCAACTTAGCCCAATCCTTCACAACAACAGCCTCATAAGAGGTAGCGTCAGGGTCCGGTTCATCAGTAGGCAACGCCAACACCTGCAACAAGAAGGTTCGGAACGCTACTGACATAGCCTTCGCAGTGGCCTTATCACCTGAATCAAAAGACTCAGCTGCAACAGTGCCCACGATCGGTTCACCGTCAGCACCAAAGACACTGAACTTCACTTCTAAACGAACAATGTTTGTAGTGCCACCAGATTTGGTAGCACCAGTTGAGTGCACCTGTGAAACAACCTCTGGAACAATGAACCCACCAGCATTACGCAAAGCAGGACCAACCTTGTTCACAACAGCGTCAATTCCACGGAAGTTGAAGTTCTGCTGAAGGTTTCTTTCCTTCTTAGCAACAGACTGAACCTCACCCATTACGGCAAGGATTACCTCACGAGCAGTAGCCATTACAGGTTCACCTCCGGATACCAGGTACGCAAGTTCTCAAAAGTGATTGACTCGCCGTTTGCTTCAAGCTGCGAAATCTTCTTGTGAAAATCGTAAAAGGCAGTGTCCAAGCCGTGCTCAACACCTTTACAGAACGCTTCAGCGGTCAAGTCCTCAACCTGACGCTTCGGAACGCCACGAACAAACTTCACCTTAATCATTCTTGTTCACCTGCTTCTCCAACTTGTAATACGCATCAGCCAAAGCCTTGCCCTGTCGAATAGACAAGTCAATGACCTTGTTTAAACGCAAACCCAAAAACAATCCCTGAAACGCAAGACCTGCAATAGCAAGGCCCTGCAACAATTCTGGCCAATTCATTTTTATTCTCCCTTTTTCCAAGACAGGAACGGTTTGCCCTGTCCACGCTGAGAACGGTAAACAATTACCCGATCCTCAACACAACCGTACTTGTTTTCTCCCATTGCGTCAAGAACACGAGATTGCATTTCCCGATACTTCAACTCAGCGTCATCCAACTCGCCCTTAGCAATGACCAAATACTGACCCAACTGGCCCAACTCAACCGCAGGACCATCAACAATGTTTGGGTTCAAAGCACGCACAGACTCATAAGTTGATTCTGAACCATCCCAATCAGGAGCAATACGAGCGTCAAGGTTATTCAAGAAGCGTTTAGCCTGAGCAACCATAGAGTCAACCTCAAACTGGTCATACTCAATAACGAACTCTTTATACGAAGAACCAACAAGAGCAACCAGGACTCCCTCAGTCAAACCCAACACATGACAGTACCAAAGGACCTGAGCACGGTAATGCTTCGGAACCTCAGCCCAATAATCACGACTGAACTTCACCTCTACAATGCCCACAGTGCCATCAGCACGGCGATACAGTGCGTCAGGGTTAGCGTGGAAGCGTGGCTCGCTCACGGAGGCCCAAGTGCCCGTAGAGAACACCTCTAGTTCAGGGTGCTCCTCACGGAAAATCTCCAAAATAGGAGCCTCCAACTTAGTGCCCAAACGCATACTCATAGAAGGCTCAACTTGGCTATCCAACTGACCACTGATCTTGTAAAACGCTGTCACAGCCGACTCCCACGGGTTCAACCCAAGAACAGCACCAACCTGCGAACCACCAATAGCACCCTTACGGTGCTCATGCCACTCTGCGCTACCAGGTGTGAACTCACCCAACAACACAGCCTTATCCGTTGTAAAACTCTCAGTCATTTTTCTCCCTTATTACGATTTGCCAAACGGCATACAAATAACATACTGTCTAGGTATGACAAACAACAACATTCAACGCAAATACGCACAGCTGCTAATAGCACTGGAAGAAAACGGTGGTGCTGAATGTGAGCAAATGCCAGAAATCTTCTTCCCTGAAGACAGTTCAGGGTACGGTCAGCGTAAACGAGAAATTGAGATTGCTAAAGCACTCTGTAACCGTTGCCCGATCGTGGAACCGTGCCTAATCTACGCAATGACCGCTAAAGAGTCTTGGGGTATTTGGGCCGGTACAACACCAGACCAGCGAACCAATGGTGGTTCCAGAAAAAGGAACCTTAGAGCCTAACGGTCGGCTTCATCCAGTTCTTCAAAGTCATCCCACTCAGCAGTGTCTTCGGCTGAAGTGCGAACAGCAGCGGCAACATCTTCGTTATCCGAAGCAGTCTTAGCGACAGCCGCACGGAAACCCTTTTCAACATCAGCATGAGTGATACTTGCATCCCATGCCAACTGAACACCGAAGAACACAACAATCGAAGCTGCAACGGTTAGAACACCGTTTACGCCACCCCAAAACCAGCCGACAGTTGGAGCACCAACAGCCATACCAGGGATGAAGGCAAAGAGGATAACACCAATAAAGCGAACCAGAATGTCTTTAAGCAGCTTTAGCATTTTGTTCCTTAATACGGCGATTTAGGTAAGCGATTGGATCAAAGACTTTGCCAATGGCTCCACCCTTTGAAGTGAGTGAAAGTGTGAAGTGCAAGTGGATACCTGATGAGGCTGAACCGCTTGTGCCAGCACCCCCAAGACGCTGACCAGACTTCACTTTTGTGCCAACCTCTAACGGAGATTGCTTGTCCAGGTGGCAATACATGAAGTAAAGGTTTGTAGTTTTACGCTCTGCACCGAAAGGGCCACGCACTTTAAGTTCAACAACCCAACCCAAAACATCTGACCAATAGTTAGCAGAAACCACGCCATCATTTACAGCAGGTAGCGCAGTGCCCTTCTTCATACCGTTGAAGTCGTGACCACGGTGAGGACCTAAACCCATTTTCTTGCGAGCAGGAGGCCAAGCACCGAACGGGTCGGCTGACATCTTCTCAGGGAAAGGTAAACGCCAAGTCATACCCTAAGTCTACCACTCAGTATTTCATTCACGATTGCGAAGCCAGAAGGTCGCAATCCAAATGGTCAAAGCACTAAGGATCAGGTAGCCGGTCAGTTCCTTGGCTGTGCCCTCTAAGAGCACATAACCAATAACCAAACCAACAAGAGTCCACACTTGCTCAGTAATGTCTTTTAGAAACTTCATTTTATCCTTCTAGCGATTTGACCAACAATGACCGATGAAACAACAAGTTCTTGTGCTGCTTTACGAGTTTCTGGCTCAAGATCAGCACCTACCTGCCCCAAAGCGTTCAAAGTGTCCAACACGGCTGACGCAATGTTTCCAATTAGAGGAATAGCTGCTAGTTCTTGAGGAACTTCTGGTTGGCTGACAGGTTCAGGAAATGTTGGTTCAACAGAAGGCTCTGGTGTTGGTTCTACGGTTGGCTCAGGGCTAGGTGTTGGTTCAGGTTCAACACTTGGTTTTGGCTCCTGTGTAATTTCAGGAGTCGGCAAAACAGTTGGTTCAGGGCTAGGCTCCGGACTTGGCTCAGGCTCAGGTGTTGGTTCAATAGTTGGGCTTGGTTCAGGAGTAGGTTCAGGAGTAGGCGTAGGCTCAACAGTAGGTTCAGGGGTTGGCTCCAAAGTAGGCTCAGGAGAAGGCTCAACAGTCGGCTCAGGACTAGGCTCAGGCTCAATAACAACACCGTTGTACCAAGCCAGGCTCTCATTAGTTAGAGTGTCCGACACATACTCTGTGCGATGAACAATCAAGCAATAAAACTGAGGGATTCTGCCTTTGCCAATAAAAGCAGTGTTTGAGTTATCCCAACCCACAGTAAAAGTGCCATTACTGCAAGTGATCGAAGTCATTACCTGCACAGCGTGAGCAGGGAGAGAGAACGAAATAAGGGCCAGCGTAGTAGCCACCAAAATAGTGGCTTTCCTCATTAGATACCGATAAGTTTAGAAACCCAAGCACCGACAAAGCCAGCAATACCGACAATGCCAACGATCATCCAACGGAACTGCTCAAGCACACGGATACGCTTTTCGTGGTCTAGCACATTGCGCTCAGTCCAACTAATGTGGTTTGGCAGTCGCTCGTTGAGGATAGTGACCTCACGGATAAGTTCCTGTGCCCACTGAGGGACCTGTTCATTTTCCACGCAAAAACCTTTACTATCGTTGCGTAGGCGATAGAACTAGTTTACTCTACGACCGTAATACCTTCAGCAGGAACAGCGTTACCGCAACCACCACAAAGAGCAGTTACGACTTCGCCTTCAACCTCAAAGATACGACCAAAGTAAGCACAGGTAGTGTCAGGGCAAGTAACGATAGTCATTAGGCGGCCTCATAGGTAATGTTTACAGCGATAATGTCCGTGTTACCCCAAGTGAACGGGATAGTTGCAGACAGGATTGTGTTTACAGCGTATGTACCAGCTGCGTTCAAAGCACGCAAAGTAGCCGTAGTAGAAGAAGCATAAATGCACAGACCAGCGTAATCAGCCGTACCAGTGTCAGTTAGACGGGCAACACCCAAAATGTTTTGCGCTTGAGCAGTCAAAGGCAGGGTGAAAGTTGGTGAACCTGTTAGAGCACCACCAGTGCCAAGAGTGATAATGCCACGCACGGTAACGGTCGTACCAGACACAGCATACGAGAACACTGAAGTGCCACCAGTACCCAAAGTAATGTTCACAAGGGTTGGTGAGTACGAAGTCCAAGAAGAAGTGCTGATTGGCCTCCACGAAGTGCCGTCATACACGGTTATCTGGTTCACATCGGACAAGTAAGCGTGCTGACCCTCAGCAGGAGCCGTCAGTGCCGTATTGCGTGCCGTAGCCGAAGCGAACACCATAAGTGTTTGCTCCATAAGGTAAGTGTCAACATCCGTAGCCGACAAAGTATTACCATTGACAAAATCTTTGTAACCTGCACCGGCCATTAGTTGTTGCCTTTCCAAAGTTCAAAAGTAGTCAACCATTCCTCAAAGGTAAGGGTGTGGGTTATCCTACGAATCATGTAACTACCATTTATTGTAAACCCTGACCGGCTAAAGTCTAAGGTGACCGAATCTGCCAACGGCAAAGTTGCCACTTCATTCAAAGCATTAGATGCTGTGATTGCTGAAACAGTCACCGAGTTGACACGGCGTGTAAGAGTTGCCAACGGAAGGTTAGCAGCCCAAGAAGTCAATTCAGCACTGTCGTACAAGTACGGTGAGTAGTCCTGAGATTGAAAACCATAAAAGTCAATCGAGTCTTGGTTTCTTGCTGAAACTTGTGTCAAACCAGGGTCGTATGAAGAAGTGACATTTACAGCGTTCACAATACGGTCCGTTGATAGGTCAATGTCAATTTCACGGATTGGGAAGTAAGTAACCGACTCAGGTTCGTTGTTGCCAAAGGTTAGAACAGGCGTGTACCCTGTGAAACCACGACCAAGGTACACATACTCAAGGTTGTCCTTACTAACCCAAAACCAACCCTGTTCGGCTTCGATCGCCTGGTTAATCAGATCGCCAGCAATAACCTCAGCCTGAGCACCAGTGTCATACGGGCCAAGGTGCGCTGTTTCGCCTTCGTTGTTGAACGGGTTAGGAACAAGGCCAGCCGGTTCAGTCATAGCGAAAATAACATTTGACGCAAGGTCATACGGGTTCACACCAGTGTCAGTGACATACTCAGGGATACGGTAGTTCAATGCTTCCTGAATAGCGTCAACTAGGTTCACGCTGACAGAAGCCCAACCCTCTTTGTCATACGACATAGCAATAGAGTCAACTTTGCCAGTGAACAGTGGAGTAGCAATCGCCCTCTTGTACGAAGCAGACTGGCTAGGTACATCAGTCCAGTCATAGAACCAGATAGCCAGATTGTTAGGATCGGATTGCCCGTCACCATCAAAGTAATCCAGCAAGGTAGTGCCTTCAGTCAACATAATGGCATCTATGTAGAAGGTGTGAGCACCAGCAGTCTTGTTCCGAATCAGCAAACGAGCAGTAGACGCAGTAGCACCCATAGTCTTTGACAAAGTTAGTCTTTGCCAAGAACCTGTCATAACCGTAGTAGAACCAACAGTTGTCGTTAGAGCAGAACCACCAGCCGTGTAATCCGTTATCTCTAACGCAACCGACTTACCAGCCTCACCCTTCACCCACATAGACCCAATAAACGCAGTAGACGGGTAAACAGTTGGCCGATACGCAGGGTCATTGTAAGCCGATTGGTCAACAGCAGAACAAGCAACCTGCAATGAATCAGTACCCAAATAAGCCTGAGTGTTGACCTGAGTAATCACAGCACCCGTAGAAGTCCACCCAAAAGCCACACCCTGCTCAAAACTAGGGTTAGGAACAAAGTTTGTATAAGTAGTGCCCTCTGGCTCACGCTCTAACACAACACGCATCTGAGCACCAACACGCACATTCGGGTCAACCCAAGGATCGAAAGTCTGAGTCAAGAAATTGACCTGACAAGTACCAGCCTCAATCACACGGATAGCCCCGTCAATGCCCATACCACGGGACCACTGAACGCCAGTGACACCCTCAGTAGAAACATTCTCCCAAGTAGGTTCAGCATCAGACAACACATCAGTGCCACCTAACAACGACTGGCCCAAAATAAACGCACCAGTAGCAGGAGTAAGCAACTGAATTTTTACATCAGTGCTGAGATTGAAATTCTCAATGTTAAGAGCCACTAAGCAACCAAAACCTTTCGACCAGTAGTTTTCTCATACCTACGAATCTCAGCAATGATCTCAGCCGGACTCATGTTCGACTTGTTCAAGTTAATGTTGTAGGTGTTGTTGTTTGAGTTAACCATACCCTGCAAGGCTCGGTTAGCAGAACCGAACTGACTCGAAGTCAAACCAGTCATAGCCACATTGCCAGCCTCACCAACAGCACGACCAATGCCACCAAGTTGACCACGCAAGTTCAACAGTTCAGCCAAATTACCCTGCTGCAACAAACCACGAGCTGCTGTCGCACCAGCACCAGGTCCCATGTCAATAAGTTGCTGAAGCAAAGCGTTGTCAGCACCACCGGCACGCAACTTCTTAATGTTCTCAGCAAAGTCCTTAGAGTTGTTGATTAGTCTTTGCATACTGCGGAACAAGAAACCAGTGTTGAAACCAAAAGTGCCATCGCCACGCTCAGACACAGCACTCTCAATGCTTACAGCGTCACGGAAACCAATAACAGCCTTAGAAACACGAGCCTTAGCCGCTTCCCAAGCCTTCTTGATAGTGTCAGCCAAAGCCTTGATCTTCTTCGCACGCTTCTGAGCTGCGGTTTCACCAGTGCCACCACTGACAAGTGGGTCCGGATCAGCCTCCGGCTGCTTAAACGCTGCCGCTGCTTTAGCCCAAGGAGTGTCGCTACCAAACTGAGTGTTCGACATAACACCGAAACTCTTGTTGAAAGCAACCAGTTCTTCGTGAGTCTTTTTGATAGCCGGAATGGTGGTGTTGTAAAGGATGTTGCCGAAGCCACCCATTTTTTCGGTAGCACCAACACCAGAAACCTCAACGCCCTTGATACGCTCTTGCATACGAGCCAGGCGAGGAATTGACTTCTCAGTTGTGTCCACCATTGCAATGCCAAGGCCAACAACCAAAGTGGTTAGGGCTGCTACGGCAACAGCAATAGCACCGATTGGGTTGGCTGCCATAGCTGCGTTCAAACCAACTTGAGCGACCGTAGCACCTCTAGTAGCACCAGCCTGAAGAAGCGTGGCTGCTGTCTGAACACCTGTGATTGCTGTGTAAGCAACTGCTAGACCATTAGCAATGGTCCAAGTAAGAGTCAAAGTCTTTAGAGCAATGTAGCCAGAAATAAGAGCGTTAGCGTACTTCAAAGTCCAATCCACCAATGGAATGAACAAAGGTAGGAAACCAGACGCAATCTTTGTAGCCGTACCAATCAAATCGCCAAACAACTTCACAGCATCATCAAGGTAAGGAGTCATGTCGGTGATTGACTGAGCAATAACATTAAAAGTTGCTTGCAACTGAGGCATAGCGTCAGTGATAGCAGGAGCAACAGTTTGGAACAGGCTTACAAGCACAGGTAGCAAACCAGTACCCAAAGTAGCCTGAACATCCTTGAAAGCAGCATTAAGTTTCATCTGCTCAACAAACATCGAACCAGACTGCTCTGAGAACTGACCCTGAGCATCCTTAGTACGCTCATACAAAAGTTCCATACGGATAATTTGTTCAGCGTTACGGCGAGCAGCACCAGCCAACTTATCCTGACCACGAGCCGCCAACTCAGCGTTAATCTCAGACTGCTTCATAGCGACACCGAACTTTTCAATCGGGTCATACTCGCCACGGAACAACGCAGTCATACCAGTCAAGGCTTCCTGCACATCGTAACCATAAACAGCTGCAAGGTCAGAAGCCAAACCAACGAGGTTCTTAGTTTCGCTAGTGACCTTCTCCATAGGGAAACCAGCACTCTTAAGCACAGTACCCAAGAAGGTAGAAGCCTTAGCTGCTTCAGCCTGACTCATACCCATAGAGTTTGAAGTCTTAGTGAAAGCCTCCATTTGAGCAGTCGCAGTGCCAAACACAGACTCAAGACCAGCAGTGTTTCTCTGCAACTGAGAAGCCTGATCGACAGCGTTCTTTACAAAACTGACGCTTTTCATCAAAGCAGCAGACGCAACAACACCACTAATGGCAGTTTTCAAACCACCCAACGACTTCACAGCATCGTTAATGCCCTTGCCGTTAAACCCTGAAACGAGGGGTATAAAAATCTTCTTTGACATACTACTGCTTCCTCATCCGAGAATTAACAACATCTACTGCGTGATTGACAATCTGTTCTGCTGTGGCAATCGCCTCTGGCAAAGCCCGTTCAGCTGCCGGCCAAACATACCGAGAAGCACGACCCTCTTTGCTTCGCTGATTCAAGTTCTTAATGAAGTTCTCACCCATACCAGGTGAAAGCGTGTGCCAACGCTGACCAGTTGGAGAGCGTTTATAGGCATAAACCTTTGTACGGCTCTTATTGCCCGTGTACGCACCAGTACGACCAGCCATGTCAGCCAACACCGTAGCAGGTGACATAACAGCCAAACGCACAATCGAACGGTACTTACCATTAGAAGTCTTACGAGGAGTCTGAATCAAAACTGAGCGAGCAGGTTTCTCCGTACCCCAAGTCAAACGACCAGGGATACCCGTAGTGATCTTTGGCTTCATACCACTCAACGGAGGCTTATTAGGAATCGAACCCTTAACCTTCTGCTGAACTTTACGAGCAACCTGCTTGTTCTCTTTACGCAACCACTTCAAAGTTTCAGGATCAACTTTACGCAGCTCACGAATCAAGCCGTTGTAGTCAGTAACGACAACGCCGGTACGGTCACCCCGAACACCAACATTCACATCCATACCACACCTGCTCTCCTACCCAATTCTACCGCCGAAAACAAGAAAAGCACCCCGAAGGGTGCTTCTCTCAAGAACTCTGCTGAGAGTTTAGCCAAACCACATACCTGCCCATAGTCCACAACATCCGATCAGACTCCTGCATAAGAACACTAGGAGCAATGTGATACTCGTGGGCTAATGAAACAATGTACCAGTGGGAAGAACTATCTCCCAACCCAACTATTTTGGGTCGACATCACTTGCTTCAACAGCGTTGACATCCTCACACCAAGCATCAAAGTCTTTGCCGGTTTCTTTCCGGCGTGACTCCGAAGCCCAAGCCAAGAACATCAGGTGAGTGAATCTCATTTGACTTTCAAGGATCGCAATGCTCATGTCGAAGTGGTTTTCAAACTTCACCAAATCGGCTGCTGAACAACTAACTTCTTTCGAAGTGCCATCATTGAACTCAATGCGTAGGTTGATTTTCAATTTTTATCCTTTTGTTGATTACGCAGTTGCGTAAGTGATTGCCCCGTTTGAAGGCCAAGTGGTCGAGAACACTGCTAGGTCGCCCACAGCCCCAGCCACAGGGTTGTACTGTGAAACAAGGAACTGTCCAGTCCATGAAGGGTTGGTTGCGCTTACAGTAGCCGATGAAGGGGTAACAACAACGGTTGCTGAAGTACCGAACAAAGGCTGAAGAACAGCGTTAACCGATCCAGCACCGAAGTCCTGGTTCCAGTTTAGGGTTAGTGAGCCAGACTTTAGACCAGCTGCAACGGTGGTCCAACCAGCGTCACCGAAGTTAGTGGTTTCTACTTCGTTTACAGACTGTGAAAGTTCAACCGAGGTCAGGGCTGAACTGAAGTCTGTGCCGTTAATAGTGACCTTGGTGTTGGTCATTACGAATTTAGCCAAGATAATCTCCTGTTAGTTAGCCTGAACAGTCAAGTCAAACTCGGCAGCCAGGTAAAGGTTTTCATTTATGTTCATTGAACCATACGACTTCAACGAAGAAACTATTAGATCGTAAGCCAATCCATTTAGTGTTCTATCTGATTCTATCGCAACCTTTACACTTTTTGCCCCTGTTGGAGAGCAGTAAGCGTCAAGGCTATTCTGAGAGGTTCGCTCAGAAACTCGGCCCACGATCAAAGTGACCGTGAAGTTGTATTGGGTGAGGCCACCTGAAAATGCTCGGTGGTAATCCACAGTGTCAATGGATACAACAGCGATTGGTGGGTTTGGTAAATCTGGCAGGGTTCCACTGGCACGCAGACCACTAATGGTCATAATGTTGTTAGCAATAGCATTGCGAAGCGCAGTAATGTCAGCCATTAGGCGAGGTTCCTCATCGAACGGTAAGGAGCGACCAAGTGCTCAACATCAGGGTCAAGACGGGTTCCAACACGAACCAAGCCCATGTCACCAAAACCAGCAACACCCAACGGTGAATCCAAACGCTTGAAGATACGACTGGCTTGAATGATACAAGCCTGACGCACAGTCACAGGAACAGCGGCCCAACCCCAAACACCAGTCACACGCACAAGAGCCTGACCGTTGTAAGAAGGAAGCACATAACCGTCAATGGCACGCACATTGCTGTAAGGCATAGCGATACCGTCAGCACGACCATTCAAAGGTTCCAACTGGTACTGAGTAGAAGCCCACTCAGTGAACGAACCGTCAGCTGCGTTATCAGTTTCGAACTTGCTAACAGATTGCAAATCTTCAGTGAAAACAACAGCAGTGTCCTGAGCAACAAACAACTTCACAGCAGAACCAGCGTTGTAGAAGTAGCGACCGGCATAGCCGTCAATCAAGCGAGAGGCAGACTCAACAGCCATCTCCAGCAAAGAATCATCGAGGCTGTCCACGATTCTGAGTGCACTTTTCACCTCTGAAAGTGAGCAGTACCCGTTAGTGATTGCCATAAAAACTCCTAAGTTTATACAACTATTCTACCGTGCCAGATTCATACGACTTTTGATAGCCGTGCTACTAATACCTTTCGTGTATGGCACATAGCACAAACCGATCCCACGCTCATCCAACCAGGCTTGGTCAAAACCCATTTGTTTGTGATAATCCCTAACAGCCCAATCCGAACCAATCACAATAAGGTTAGGTTCCACTATGTCAATGGCAACCCTAGAATCTGCGCCACCAAGATTGGGAATAACACGACTAACATAACGACAAGCCAAGAGTACCGCTTCTCGTTCTTCATAACTAATAACAGGTCCTTTGCCTTTATACGCTTCAATAAACTCATCCGTGTTCAAAGCAACAGTCACTTCACCGAACTCGGCACACCTACGCAACAACTCAACATGGCCAGCGTGGAACAAGTCGAAAGTTCCACCCGTGTAAACCTTTAGTCCCAACGGTTCGCCCTTCTCGCTGTCAAATCCCACTCGCCCTGAGTGAAATCACCTTCAGCAGCTTTACGGTCATACAACTTCTGATTGTTAGCATACGAACGACTGTTCGGCACTTCAAAACCAGACTTGAGAGTGCTTGAGTTCTCGTGGTGAACCTTCGCACTGATCTGGTTGATAGGAACACCGTGGTGCTTCACTCTGCGCTCCAAATCGTTGTCATCAAAATACAACGGGTAGAAGCGTTCATCGTACAAACCTGTTTTGGCAACCATTCCTTCACCGAAAACAACAGCCGACCACGGAGGAGTAATGTCTAGGAAGTTCAACGCCTCAGTGTCAACATTCTCAGCAATGGTTTGCAAAGCACCAGCCTCAAACCAGGCATCATCATTCACCAACACCCAATACGGTGCATACGGTGTGGACTTTACAACAAGATTCCAAGCACCAACAAGACCAAGGCCATTAGGAACCCTAATAACCCACATACGAGCAACACAGTCAGGCTTAATCGGATTCCACTCGGCCAATCCAGAATTGTCGACAATAACCAAATCAGAAATAGGGTAATCGAGGCTACGAAGTAACCGATCAGCAAGGTCAAACCTCTTTAAAGTACAAAAGCCAAGAACAGGGATCACTTCAACAACCGGCCCAAAGTAGGCAACCAGTGCTCTTTCCACACACGCTCAACATCAAACTGTTTAGCGAACTCAACAGAAGCCTGAGAAGGACCACGCTCCTCCTGATACGCCTGTTCCAAAGCGTCAACAATCGCAGGAACCAACGGAATCTGCCACAAAGTAGTCTGCGAAGGGTCCCAAGTAGGCTGACCCTCAACCAACCAGCAATCCTCAGACACAAGGTCAGGAGTAGCCGCCCAATTCGAACCAATCACACGCACACCACACGCCTGAGCCTCAACCGTTGGCACACCAAAACCCTCACCATACGAAGCCGCCAACATAACATCCATAGCCGAATACAAACCAGCCAAAGTTCTCTGAGGAATACCATACTTGTAATCAAGAATCGGAGGCACAATCACAGCCTCCTTCGGAATACCAAACGCACGGCACATAGCAATCAAATCCCAACCACCAAAAGAACCCACAGGGTCAGTGTGCAAATACAACACAGCATCAGGGTGCTTCTGACGGAAAATAGCAAACGCCAACAAGTTCTCACTGAACGCTTTACGGTGAACAAGACCACTGGCTTTATTAGCTGCAACCATACCCACAACAAACTGGTCCTTCAAACCAATAAACTCACGACCAGGGATGCCGTTAATGTTGTCAGTTGGTTGATAAACCTTGGTATCAATACCGTGAGGAACATACTCACACTCAATGCCCTTGGCTTCCATCAAACGCACACCATTAGGAGCCATAGCAATAGGAGTCACATTGTCCCTACGCAACCACTTCTCAACAAGAGGAGGAATACCCAAGTGATCTAGAGGAACCCACGAAGCGATTGGCATTTCATCCCAACCACGACCCTGCAACACCCACACATCGTACAAAGTGATAAGCAAGTCGTTCTTGTCAGGGTACGAAGCCTTATGGTGTTTGTGATGCATACCAACAACATCATTAGAGTAACCGTCAGCACCACGAGGATAGTGAGGAATAGAACCATAAGGTGTTTGGAGCGAGGAAACATTGCCCTCAAGCCCATAGTTTGAAATAGCTGCTACTTCAGCACCATCACGCTTCAACCGATCAACTAAATAACCGGCTTGCTGTCCATAACCTGTTGGTTGGTACGGGCTGTTTGACCAAACGGATACAACACCGTCAATCTTGTTCTTCCCCATTTATTCCCTTTCGTAGTAATTTCACATTAGCACAGACAAGAGGAAACCCCCCAACTGCCTACGCACAGTTGAGGGGTTTCCGGCCTTACCAAAGGTTGCTTACGAAGCTGCACCCTTGAAGTAACCAATAAACTCACGACCAGGCACGCCATTAATGTTGTCAGTCGGTTGATAAATCTTGGTGT